TGTGACATTATCAGCAGATAGTAAGGCTGCTGGTCGTTGGAATACAAACAAGGGCGGGGAATATTTTGCTATCGGTGTAGGCGGCGCGGTAACAGGTAAAGGTGCAGATGTTTTAATTATTGATGACCCGCATTCAGAGCAGGATGCAACAGTTGGCGCATACAATCCAGAAGTTTATGACAAAGTTTACGAGTGGTACACTTCTGGTCCACGACAAAGATTACAACCAGGTGGTGCAATAATTATTGTTATGACACGATGGAGTAAAAGAGATTTAACTGGTCAGATAATAAAAAATGCAACACAAAGAGAGGGTAGTAGTGAGTGGGAGGTTATAGAGCTTCCAGCTATTATGCCATCAGGTAAAGCGTTATGGGAACAGTTTTGGAAAAAAGAAGAGCTTGAAGCTATCAAAGCAGAACTGCCTGTATCAAAATGGAATGCACAATATCAGCAAGACCCCACCTCTGAAGAAGGCGCTCTCATAAAAAGAGAATGGTGGCAGGAATGGAAAAAGCCACAACTACCACCTTGCGATGCAATTATACAATCTTGGGATACAGCTTTTCTAAAAACCCAGAGAGCTGACTACAGCGCATGCACTACATGGGGAATATTCCATCACCCAAACTCAGAGGGGCAAACAGTGCCTAATTTAATTTTAATAGATGCGTATAAAGAAAAGTTAGAGTTTCCAGAGTTAAAAAGAGCAGCTTACGATAAGTATCATGAGTTTGAACCAGATCAAATGATTATTGAAGCAAAGGCAGCAGGATCACCATTAATTTTTGAATTAAGATCTATGGGCATACCTGTAACAGAGTTCACTCCAAGTAGAGGTCAGGATAAAATTGCTAGAGTAAATGCAGTAACAGACTTCTTTGCAAGTGGCGTAATATGGCATCCACCCACTAGGTGGGCAGAGGAAGTTATAGAGGAGTGTGCATCTTTTCCATCAGGAGATCATGATGACTTAGTTGACTCAACTACACAAGCTCTGTTAAGATTCAGGCAAGGTGGTTGGATAAGAACGAATATGGATGACTGGGATGATGAGCCTGTATACAGAAGACCAGTGGAGTATTACTAATGGAAATGACGCATATAATAGATGGTCTTATTGGCATAATCGTTTTAGGCGGTGGGTGGTTTTTAGGAACACAATCTAGAGAAATAAAAAGAATTGATATATTGTTAAACAAAACTAGAGAAGATTACGCAAAAAGAGATGATGTAACTGTGGCAATAAACAGGTTAGAAGAAAAGATAGATAGAATTTTAGAAAGAATTAAATAAGGAGTAATTCATGGCTGTCGAAAAACAAATGACACCAGCAGAACTAAGTGAAAAAGTTTTAGCTGAACAGGAAGAAAAAATACAAGTAGAGATTGAAAACCCTGATTCAGTTTCTGTAGCAACAGAAGACGGTGGAGTTGTAATAGACTTTGAAGGTAGTAAGACAGAAGAATTACTTGGACCAGATCACGATAGTAACTTAGCAGAATTTTTAGAAGAAGGTGACTTACAAAAGTTAGCAGATGAATTAATAGAAAGTTTTAATACAGACAGGAAATCAAGAGGTGATTGGGCTAAATCTTATGTCAAAGGTTTAGATCTTCTTGGAATGAAAATAGAAGAAAGACAACAGCCTTGGTCAGGAGCATCTGGTGTATTTCATCCTGTATTAACAGAAAGTATTGTGCGATTTCAGGCACAAGCAATGGGAGAGATATTCCCAGCAGCAGGTCCTGTTAGGACAAAGATAGTAGGTAAACAAACCACAGAAAAAAATGATCAGGCTAATCGTGTAGAAAATGAAATGAATTATCTTCTCACAGAGGAGATGACAGAATACAGAGATGAGACAGAGCAAATGCTCTTCAAACTTCCTCTCGCAGGATCAGCGTTCAAAAAAGTCTATTATGATCCTCTCTTAGAAAGACCGTGTGCAATGTTTGTTCCTGCGGAGGACTTTGTGGTTTCATATGGAGCTACAGATTTAATGACATGTGCGAGATATACACATGTTATGAAAAAATCAGCAAATGAAATAGCAAAGTTAATGGTGAATGGATTTTATCGTGATGTTGATCTACCAGATCCAGAGCCAGATATGTCAGATATACAAGAAAAATATGATGAGCTTGATGGTGAGTCTGCTGTAATAGAAGATGATGATAGACATACTCTTCTAGAAATGCATGCAGATATAGAAATGCCAGAGCCATTTGATGATAAGGATGGTATTGAAAGACCTTATGTTGTTACCATAGATAAGTCTTCTAGAACAATACTATCAATTAGAAGGAATTATTATGAAGACGATGAAAAGAAAAAGAAAGTCCAATACTTTGTACATTACAAATATCTTCCAGGGCTTGGGTTCTATGGTACGGGGCTTATACACCTTATTGGTGGACTTGCTAAAAGCGCTACAAGCATTCTTCGTCAACTTATCGATGCTGGTACTTTATCTAATTTACCAGCTGGTCTTAAAGCTCGTGGTTTACGCATCAAAGGGGATGATTCGCCTCTCATGCCTGGTGAGTTCCGTGACGTTGATGTCCCTGGTGGTGCGATTCGTGACGCGATTACTTTCATTCCTTACAAAGAGCCAAGTTCCGTCTTGTACCAATTACTCCAAAATATCGTTGACGAGGGGAGAAGGATTGGCTCCGTTGCAGATATACAAGTTGGAGACATCAACGCGCAAGCGCCAGTAGGAACAACTCTTGCTCTTATGGAGCGTTCCATGAAAGTTATGTCAGGTGTGCAGTCAAGGCTTCATGCTGCGTTAAAAAAAGAATTAAGAATTATTGCAATGATAATTCATGATTACATGCCATCCACTTATGCCTATGAAACGGAAGGCGAGTTTAGTAGAACAAAAGATTTTGATGGCAGGGTTGATGTAATACCTGTGTCTGATCCAAATGCGGCAACAATGTCACAAAGAATTATGCAGTATCAAAGTGCATTGCAATTAGCTCAACAAGCTCCACAGCTATATGACATGGGTAAACTTCATAGACAAATGTTAGAGGTTCTTGGAATTAGTGATGCAAAAGAAATAGTAAAATTAAAAGAAGACATTAAACCAGCAGATCCAGTTTCAGAAAATATGGCAATACTAAAACAAGAGCCTGTTAAAGCATTTAAATATCAGGATCATGAGGCACACTTAACGGTGCATTTGGCTGCTGCAAATGATCCAAAGTTAAAAGAAATAGTGGGTCAATCCCCTTTTGCTGGAGCAATACAAGCAGCGTTAGCTGCACATATTACAGAACATGTGGCGTTCCAGTACAGAAAAGAAATAGAAGAAAGATTAGGTGTGCCAATGCCTAATGAGGAGAAACCTCTACCAGAAGATGCAGAAGAAGAATTATCTAAAATAACTGCTCAAGCAGCTCAAAAACTATTGAGTGCAAATCAAGCTGAGATACAAGCTGCTGAAGCTAAGAAGCAACAAGAAGATCCTTTGACACAAATTCAACAAAGAGAACTTGCAATTAAAGAGGCAGAGCTTCAACACAAGATAGAGATGGATAAAATGAAACTTGAGTTAGAGGCAGCCAAAACTAAAATAAACAAAGAGCTTCAAGAAGATAGATTAGAAAGCGAAGATAAAAGAGAAGGTGTAAGAATTGCTGCAAAGTTAGCAACTGATGCAGCTAAAGATCAAAAAGAAGAAGCAAAATTAGCTTTAGACGCAGCAAAGCAGTTACAGAATGAGTAGAAACGAAACTATATATACACCAATACTTGGTAAAATAAAGGAGATGAAGGATGCTTGGAGTAGTTATATCACGAGCGGTGGAGCTTCTTCCCATGAAGATTACAGGTACACATGCGGTAAAATCGAAGCGCTTAACATATTGGAAGAGGAAGTGCGTACGCTTGAGAAAAGGTTTATTGAAGATTAAGGGTTTGCAAAATAAAAAAAATATTATAGGATAGCTTACATGTACACAGCAAAAAAGAGCATCGAAGAAGATGTCAAGTTAAAGTTGCCCCAGCCAAAAGGGTATAAACTTTTAATCAGTATACCTAAAATGGCTGAGAAAACTGAGGGTGGAGTTCACATGCCAGACAAATTAATTAAGCTGGAAGAGACTGCATCTATCATAGGTTTTGTGGTTGAAATGGGTGATGAATGTTACAAAGATAAAGAAAAGTTTCCTAACGGACCATATTGTCAAAAGGGAGACTTTGTAATTTTTAGATCTTACTCAGGCACAAGATTTAAAATAAAAGGTGACGAATTTAGGTTAATTAACGATGACACTGTGGAAGCAGTTGTTGATGATCCAAGAGGGTATACAAGAGCATGAATGAAAATACAGCAGAAAAATTAGAAACAGAAGATCAGGCTGCACCTGAACTAGAGGTTGAGGTTGTAGACGATACTCCTGAAGAGGACAAGAATAGACCTGCAAGAACAGAAGGCACAAAGCCTGATATTCCTGAAGATGATGAAATAAGTTCATACAAAGGTGATGTTCAAAAAAGAATTAAAACATTAAAGTATGAGTATCATGAAGAGAGAAGAAAAAAAGAAGCTGCTGAAAGAGAAAAAGAAGAAGCTGTAAAACACGCTGAAAGAATACTGCAAGAAAATAATAAACTTAGAAAAACTATAGATGACGGAGAGGCGGTATTAGTTGAGCAGGTAAAAGGCAAAACATCTGCAATGATAGAAGCAGCTAAAAAAGAATACAAAGAGGCTTATGAAGCAGGTGATCCTGATAGAATTACTGAGGCACAGCTTAAATTAAATCAAGCACAGGCAGAGCAGCTTAGAATACAAGATTATAAGCCAAAGCAAAGAATAGAAGAAAAGCCAGTGCAGCAACAGGAAAAAAGTTATACACCTGTTCCAAAGCACGAGCCTACAAAAGAAGACAAAGCATGGATGGCTGAAAATGATTGGTTCCAAAAAGATGGCTATGAAGAGATGACAGGATATGCTTTAGGTGTTCATCAAAAATTAATTAAAAAGAACATAAGCCCTAAAGTAGAACCAGAATTATATTACAGTGAAATTGACAAAGCTATGAAAGCTAAATTTCCAGAAGAGTTTCAAGACAACCAGAATGTGGAGACAAAAGAGGTAAGTGCACCTCCACGAACTGGTGGCTCCGTGGTTGCCCCTCCTAGTAGAAGTGCAAAACAACCACGCAAAGTGCAACTGACCTCAACACAAGTAAATCTTGCTAGAAGACTAGGTCTCAGCAATGAGCAATACGCAGCACAGCTTTTAAAGGAGGCTTCAAATGGCTGATAGAACTTTACGCACAGAAGAAAGCAGAGAAGCAACAAAAAGAAAGGTTACTTGGACTAGACCAAATTCTATCCCTGACCCAGAGCCTAAACCAGGCGTTGAGTACAGATGGATACGCACCTCAACTCTAGGACAAGCTGACATGACTAATGTTTCTTCAAAGTTTCGTGAAGGATGGGAGCCAGTGAAAGCAGAAGATCATCCAGAGTTAAAAGTGCTGACCGATGTTGATTCAAAGTTTCAAGGCAATGTAGAGGTTGGAGGGTTGCTACTTTGCAAGAACTCCACAGAAAACATGGATGCAAGAAGAGAACATTATAAAGAGAAGAATGATCAACAGATCGCTTCTGTGGATAATAATTATCTTCGTGAGTCCGATTCGAGGATGCCAGTTCTTAGACCAGAAAAGGTAACTCGCACATCTTAATGACGTAAATTTAACCGAGAAGGAACTTAATTATGAGTAGCGTAGCAGCACCATTTGGATTAAACCCAATCGGCAGATTTGACGCAGGTTCATTAGAGGTATTTAGACAATACCCTATTAAATCTGGAGAGAGTACAGCTATAGTGAAGGGCGATATCGTTCAGTTAGTAAATGCCAGTAATGCAACTACAATTGCAAAAATGACAGGTACTATGGATGGTTCAGCAACTGATCTATGTGGTATTTTCATGGGATGCCGATTTACTGATCCAAATACTAATCAGTTGACATTCAGTCAACATTTCCCTGCAAGTACAGCAGCGGATGACATAATGGCTTATGTTGTAGATGATCCTAACGTATTATTTACAATTCAAGCAGATGGGTCGTTTTCAAATGAAAGAGATATTTATGGTAAAAACGCACCTGTCGTACAGGGCACTGCAAACACAACACTAGGTATATCAAGAGTGTCTTTAGACGCTTCAGAGATATCTACTAATGCAGGTGATGGAATCAAAATAATTGACTACTTAGGTGGTGATTTAGGTGATGAGAAGGGAAGTAACTTTCCAATATTGGTTTGTAAATTCAACTATCATCAGTTGTCATCAACTAGTGGCGCAGCTTAAGGAGAGATAAATGGCGATTTCAAGAGCACAACTCCTTAAGGAGTTATTACCAGGTCTTAATGCTTTATTTGGACTTGAGTATGAAAAGTATGAAGATGAGCATGCTGAAATATACGAGACAGAAAATTCAGAGCGTAGCTTTGAAGAAGAAGTCAAGTTGTCAGGTTTTGGGGCAGCCCCAGTAAAGCCTGAAGGCGGAGCTATATCTTTTGATTCAGCGCAAGAGTCATTCACTTCAAGATACAACCACGAAACTGTGGCTATGGGCTTTTCCATAACAGAAGAGGCAATGGAAGATAATCTTTATGATTCATTGTCTGCTCGTTATACTAAAGCACTAGCTAGAGCAATGGCTTACACAAAGCAGACTAAAGCTGCTGCATTGCTTAACACAGGCTTTGATACTTTTCAAAGTGGCGATGGTGTAACATTGTTTAACACAGCGCACCCAACAGTGGCTGGTGGTAACAATAAGAATAGACTTACTACAAATGCAGACTTAAATGAAACTTCACTTGAGCAAATGGTAATTGACATTGCAGCTTTCGTTGACGAGAGAGGTTTGTTAATTGCAGCTAGACCAAGGAAGTTAATCATTCCACCTGCATTAATGTTTGTCGCAACAAGACTATTGCAGACAGAAGGTAGAGTAGGAACTGCCGATAACGACATCAATGCGTTAAGATCAAATGGAAGTATTCCAGAGGGATTCTCCATTAATCACTATCTAACAGATACTGATGCTTTCTTCTTAACAACTGATGTTCCAAACGGCATGAAGATGTTCGTAAGAACACCTATGAGCACATCAATGGATGGTGATTTCGACACAGGTAATGTGAGATACAAAGCCCGTGAGAGATACTCATTCGGTGTATCAGATCCACTAGGGATGTTTGGTTCACCAGGTGCGTAACTTATCGAGGGGGCATTATTGCCCCCTTTTAACCCTTGACAGAAAGTGCACATGCACTTTTTGACATTTGCCAAGACAAGGAGTGTAACATGGCTAATACAACTTTTTCGGGTCCAGTCCGATCTAAGGGTGGATTCAATGTAATAAATGAAAATAGTACTACAGGTGCTATTACCCAAACTGGCTTTTCAGTAAACTCTACTGGTCA